ATCGGTCTGTTCCAGTACCTGCCCATCCAGCAGCACGGACTCGTTCGTCAGACCGTTGACGCGACAAGTGCTCAGGTGGCCAAGCAGAACAAGACGGTCATCGTCTTCTCTACCGAGATCAGTATCACCGAACTCTCTGGCAAGGTTAACGGCGCAAACGGCACTCCACAGGCATTCATGCTGCTGAAGGTCGTGAACCCCAGCGCGTAATCTCTCTTGAGCACTCTCCTCTGAATCATAGTCCTTTGTGGGCCGGCGGACGGCTCCGATGCAAATGGCAACAGGATGCCCGTCCGTCGGATTCTCGGGAGAGTGGATAAGTAATGAATAAGTAAAACCAGTTGCAGAAGTAACTCAATGAGTCTGATCACTGACAAGGTATTCTACAATGCCCTTCGCTCCAATGCCGCTCTGATGGATATGGTTGGCGGTCGTATCGAATCGACCTCCATCCCTGTGCCTGATGAGCAACTCGACAACGAGCCGGTGCCTTACATCATCATCACCTTCGACGGCCTTCAGAACGAAGGCTTCACCAAGGACAACTCCTACGAGGGTGACACCGACAAGGTACAGGTGAGTATAGATGTGACAGCGCAGACGCGCGACGAGCTGGGGAACATCACGCAAGCCGTCCGCGAGACGGTTGTGGCATACTTCGAGGATACGGAGGGCCATGCGTGGGATGACTACGACTATGTGCCGAACAATTACACGTTCTCCGCATCGCCCGTCGCCTACGACTCTATGAAGCCTTGCTACTATCAGACATTGACTTACGACTGTAACACAACACCGTAAAAGAATATGTCAACAATCAAAGGTCAAAACCTTCGAGTAATGGTCGGAGGCAAATGTATAGCAATGGCCAGATCGTGTCAGTTTCACGTAAGTGCTCAGCTGGAGGACAGTTCCACTAAGGATTCTACAGGCGACTGGCAGGAGCAGGAAGTGACAGGTCTCTCATGGGACGCTCAGACCGACTCTCTCGTGACTTTGACTGACAACGGCACCAACGGCGAACTGCCACAGGACTTGCTGTCGCTGATCATCAATAAGACCAAGGTGACGCTGACGTTCGACCAGACCAACGGTGCCAATAACCGCACCGGCATGAACTCTGCCATCAAGCGTACCGGCCAGGCATTCGTCACAGACGTGAACATCACGGCCCAGAACCGTCAGAACAGCACGATATCTGCGCAGTTTACCGGCACCGGCCCACTCTCAGCAGGCTCATAGTTCCATAATATTGAATTAATACTCGGAAGTCCCCGCCGCCATTCGTCGTGGCGGGGATTTTTACTAAAAAATCAGAATCATGGCAATAGTTAAAGGCGAGAACCTACGCATATTGATAGGCGACGACACCGACCATCTGAGGTGTATAGCCGCTTCGACTAACTCTGTCATCCACCTGGCACTTCAGGTGGAAGAAGACACCACCAAGGACACGGAGGACGACTGGATTGTCAACGAGCCCGTAGGCATCAACTGGGACGCGCAGGTGGATGCTTTGGTGATGCAAGATGAAGAAGACACCGGCGGCGTGCAGGCCAACGAACTCGTTGTTGGTATGGTCTATACCCTACGCTTCAGTCAGACAGCAGGAGCGGCTGGCGAGAAGAACCGCGACGCTATCACATCGAACGCACAACTGACAGGAACCGCAATACTCTCTGACCTCCAACTGACGGCACAGAACCAAGACATCGCCACCTACTCGGCCCGCTTCACAGGCACGGGCGACCTTACACCTTATTATACCCCCCCCCACACCGGAACCAACGCCTGACCCGGAGCCGCAAACGGAGGGATGACACTAACAAACCCCAAAGAGACTATGACAACAGAAAAGACCATCCAGATACTTGGAAAAGACGTGCGACTGCGCTACTGCGCCGCCACGGAGAACGGCTTCGAGCAACTGCGCAAGAAGTCTGTGTTTGAAATAGACTTCAAGTCGAACGAAGACCTCACAGCTCTCGCGCTGTCGGCCATCGTTGCAGCTTACGCGCGAAAGGAGGAAGAGCCCCCCATCACAAGCGAAGACCTGCTCTACGATGCCAAGTCGACGGAACTCGTGGAACTCATCAAGACGGTCATCGAACTGCGGGCAGCGTGGTACGAGATACCAGCCGTGGTGACACCAGATACACAGCCAGCCGAAGACAACGGGGAGAAGCAGCCAAAAAACTAAGATCCGCCCACGAGCGTTATCAGATGTTCGTGGGCGAAATAGGCATACCGCGCCGTGAATACCTCTACGACCTCACCCATACCGACATGATACTCATCAGGCGAGGCTATGTCAGACGGTTTCATCCGCACTGGGAGATGGCAAGGCTCATTGCACACCAGACGCACTACTGCATGGGCGTGGCTCCGGGCGAGTCGGCGAAGACACCGACGGAATGGATCACATTCCCGTGGGAGCGCAACGAAGACGGCGAGCCCACCGACCAGCCATCAGAGGATGAAGTGAAACGCCTGCGGCAGATGATGATAGAGGAAAACGCCAGAGCGGAATCGGCTGAAAGGTAAACCCACAACACCAATTTGCGCGATTAGTATAACAGCTAATCGCGCATTTTTTGTATGGCACAAGACGCATTCACCATAGAGGGATACGAAGAGCAGATGAAGCAGCTCAAACAGATGATGACCGACGACCCAACGTTTCGCCGGCGCATCAATGCCGTGCTGAGTCAGGTACTTAAAGAGGCTCGCAAGGCTATCTCAGAAGACGCAAAGAGCGTGGTTAAGAACGACCCCCGCAACGCTTACAAGGCCGTGCGCTCTTCTGTGTATAAGCGCATACTTGGCGGTCAGGTGAACATCTTGGCACGCCGCAAGGCCGGTAAGCCAACCAATTACCAGAAACCACTGAAAGGACTGCCCAAGCGTGGCGGCAACCGATGGGGACGCAGCGAACGCACAAAGCAGTTGGAAGGCTACGAGGGAATGGATCGTGGTTTCATCCTGAGATTCATTAATGCAGGTACGGCAGACCGTGGCATCACCAGCTATACCGATCGCACAGGTACCCGTCACAATCTCGGAAGTGCCAGCAGCCAGAACATCAAGACGCATGCGCTGACAGGTAATCGTGGATCAATCTCAGCCCGCAACTGGTTCGGTGGTGCCTCTCATGCAGCCCTCGAAAAGGCATCCCTCCAGCTTCAGGAACTCATTGACAGAATCATTGCTAACGAATTTGTATAAGACATGGCAGACGTAATAACCAGGTTTAAGCTCGAAACCACTCAATACGACAGCAAGCTCCGCGACGCATCGAAGGGGCTGGCTGAATATACCCGCAAAGCAACACAGGCAGGCAACGAGTTTGGTAAGTTCACACAGAAGAACGTGGAGGCAGCTCGCGCCCTTGGTTCCATCACTCCAAGTGCCAATAATGCCAAGGATAAAGTGAGGGAACTCGTTGGAGCCTTCAACGATGTAGCCAGGACTTACAATGCACTTACCAAGGAACAACAGCAGAGTGACTTCGGAAAGGCAATGGCCGAGAGCCTTGGTCAGTTGAATGTCAAGATTAGAGAAGCAAAGCAAGAGCTCTACGGCATGGGCGACGCTATGAAGAAGGCTGGTGGAGGTGGCGGCCTTTTTAGCGGACTCGGCGATAAGATGTCGGGTGCGCTTCAGGTGTTTGCCGGTAATATGCTGACGAAGGCGGCTGGGGCTGTGGCCAACCTGGGCTCTGAGATGGTAGATATGGTGCAGCAGGGCGTAGAACTCGCCAAGCAGGGCGAGGGCATCCGCATCGCCTTCGAGCGACTGGGGCGTGGTGACATTCTCGACGGATTGCGCCAGGCGACACACGGTACCGTAACCGACATCGAACTGATGAAGGCAGCGGTGAAGTTCAATGACTTCAAGCTGCCGCTCGACGAACTCGGAACGATGCTCGCCTTTGCCCAGCAGAAGGCAAAAGACACCGGGCAGTCTGTCGATTACATGGTGGACAGCATCGTGACGGGTCTGGGCCGCAAGTCGCTCATGATCCTCGACAACCTCGGACTCAGTGCCACGGAAGTCAGGGACAAGATGGCCGAAACGGGTGACATGACCAAGGCCGTCGGTGCCATTATCCGCGAGCAGATGGCCAAGGCTGGCGACTACGTAGAGACTGCCGCCGACCGCGCCACACAGGCCAACGTGAGCCTTCAGAACAAGATGGAGGAACTTGGCCGTAAGTTTGCCCCACTGGAGGAAGCCAGCAACAGCCTGTGGACTTCGATGAAGATAGGCATCCTTGATATAGTCGGTGGCCCGCTTACAAACCTACTGAACAAACTGACTGAGGCAGGTCGTTTGATGAACGCATACGGTCAGATGGGCGGCAGTGGAAAGGTAGGCCGCATGACCTCCAATCTTGCAAGTGCAAGCGAGGGGAACCGTCAAAGCGTCTATCAGCAGCAGCAAGCTCAGTTCTGGAAGTACATCAATCCCCGCGAGCAACAGATAAAAGATATACGTGCATGGCAAAGTGGCGAACGCAACGAAGCGTTACAGAAGCGTATCGGTGCCATCACTGAGAAGTACGGCTCGCTCGATGCCACTAAGATTCAGGCTGAAGTGGATGCTGCCAAGAAAATGCTCTCCGACTATCAGCAAGCAGCCAAGCAGATTCTCAATCCTGTGAAAGCCGACATCGACACCACCGATGCCGGCAACAACGTAGAATCGCTGACAAAGAAGCTGAAGGACCTGCAAGCCCAGCGCAAGAAAGCCATTGCTGCTGGCGACACCGACCTGAGCAAGAATCTCGCCAAGCAGATCAGCCAGGTGAAGTCAGACATCAAGGGGCTGGGCGGCACCACCACCACACGCACCACCACTCCAAAGACCGAGGAACAGCAGAACACCGCCCGCATCGCCGAGTTGGTGAAGCAGTACCAAGACCTGGCCACCGCCGCCAAGACCGCCGCCGACGCACAGAAGGCCGGACTGACGGAGCGCATGACGAAGATACAGGGCGAAATCAAGACCCTGCAAGACCGCAACACCGAACTGAAAAAGTTCGCCGACGAAGCCAAGCAGGTACAGTTCCCCGTCGGTTCGCTGCCCCAGCTCAACGAGCAGTTGAAAACCTTGCAGACGGAGCAAGCCAAGGCTCTCGACGCAAAGCAGTGGCAGGACTATCAGCAGCAGATAGAGCAGACGCAATACCAGATTGACGCGCTCAAGGGCAAATGGCAAGACTGCTTGCAGGCTACATTCAAGCTCAACATTGAGCAGCATGGCAGTGCCGACATCAACACCGCCAAGCCCGACGACATCACCGTCACCTTCAAGGCCGACGACGCAGACGTGCTGGCCAAGGTGCGCGACATCGAGGGCATAACCATCGACGACAAGACGATGACCGTCACGGCCAACACCGCCGAGGCATACAACCAAGTGCAGGAACTGCTGGAAAGCGTGGACGGCAAGACCGTCACCTTCACCGTGCAACCGAAGATGGAGACCGGCACCAGCATCCAGAACGACGCGGGCATGTCGGCCTACATTGCCTCACTCAAACAGCAGCTCGAAACCGCCGACTACGGCACGTCGCTCTACAACGGACTGTCGGCACAGCTCGCCGACATGACCGCCATCAAAAACCTCGTAGGGGAGTCACTGAAAGCAGGACTGGGCACGGCCATGTTCGACGCGGCCGACGCAACTGGCAAGGACTTCTGGACTCGCGCCATGGAGGGCAGTGTGGAGGACACCGACTGGCAGGCCATCGTCGAAAAAATCAACGAGGCACTAAAAGCAGCTGGACTGGATACCATCAGCCTAAACTTCAAGACGGGCGACGTGAAAAATCAAGCCGATGAAATGACTAAAAACTGGAAAGGTGCTGCCAGTGCTATCCAGTCGGTAGGTCAGGCTATGAGCCAGATAGAAGATCCTGCCGCAAAGGTAATGGGAACGATAGCGCAGGCCGTCGCCACCGTCGCCCTCACCTTCGCATCATCACTCAAAGGCACCGTAACACCATGGGACTGGATAGCCGCCGCAGCAGCAGGAACGGCCACCATGATCAGCACAATCTCTGCCATCCACTCCTCCACTGGCTACGCACAGGGCGGTGTCATCAAGGGCAACTCTTACAGCGGCGACAACATCGGCGGGATGGTGGACGGAGGCGCAGGCGGTTTCGTCGGTTTAAATGCCGGCGAGGTTGTGCTTAATGCTGCCCAGCAGCGCGGGGTGGCGAGTGCGTTGAGTGAAGGCGGCAACCGCCGGATAGAAGTGTTCGGGCGGCTGTCGGGCGAGACCATCTACCTCTCCTCTGACCGCTATACCCGCCGGACTGGTCGCGGAACTATTATGACGTGGAAATAAAACAGAAGAAATATGGCAATTCTCGGGAAAAACATTTTTATCTACCAAGGCTCCACGGGGACGACACCGATCATCGCAGCCGCCAAGACGTGCAGCATCAGTTA